CTGTTCCGATGTCATTGAAGATGGCAGTGTCAGTTCCTACTGCCTCAATGATTCGGCTAATTACATTTCTGTGCATAAGCACAAATCCCATACCTGCTGCCTCAACCTTAATCAGTTTGTTCTCTGGCATTGGGTGAACTCTCTTGATGCCTACCACACCATCTTCTGCTTCTGCGAAGTTAAAGATAGTTGGCATTGGAATCATCAATGGTTCTTCTGGTGTATCTGTTGTGAAGTAAACTCCAGTAAGGATAGGACGCTCAGTTGCATCCTTGTTATCCCAGAGCAACTTGAACTTCTCAGGTGTAATAACCACATCTGAGTCAACCCAGAGCAACCACTCTGAGGTATTGTTCTCGTACCAGTAACGAATAACTTTTTCACGCTGTCTAGCAATCTGGTTGCCCTGACTACGTAGAGTAGATGTAAACGTCAAGCCTGACTTGAGCATCACATCAGTGACACCCTGCATAAACTTTCCATCTACCATTCCATTATCGCACCAGGCGATTGATACTGTCTCTTGCATTGTCCCCACCTTTGTTTACTTTTTCTTTGCTCTTGCGTTGTCAACTAGATTTGGATAAGGGCGTCCAGCCTTCTTAGCCATAGCCTTAGCCTTTGTCTTTTGAGCAGGCGTAAGAGGTGTCGACTTCTTGTTAGGATTCTTCTTATCCCAGAATGCTACTTTCTTTGCCATTACTTTACCTTCTTTGCCTTAGGTTTTGTGTGAGTAAGAACTTTGCTAGATGCTGTGTGCTTAGCACCTGTATGGACTTGTCCATTCATCTTGTGCACAGAACCTGTGTATTCTTTTCCACTCTTAAGATAGTGTTTAGTTCCTTTAGCCATTACCATTTAACCTTATCTGCCCAATATGCGGCACTCATCTTGCCTTTAGCGATGTTCTTTGCGTGACGTGCCTTGAATGAAGCCTGTCGTGCTGTTGGCTTCTTATCTCCAGTTACGCCCTGCTGACCAAAGCGAATAGTCTTGACCTGCTCACCTGTCTTAGCCACAACAACGTGTGACTTAGTTGGGTGATTTGGTGTGCGCTTGGGCTTGTTAAAGCCTGACACTCCTGCTCGCTTTAGTCGTGGGTCTGTCATTAGTTTGTTCGTCTTCCTTTTGAATCGTACTTGGCACCCTTAACAACTGCGCCAACTAATTGCCCAGCCTGACGGCGTGCAATTCCAGCAAGTGTATTTGCCATAGCATCTGTTCCTGGTCCAGAAGTATTGCTCATTTCAGATGTTCGGCGATTAGCCTGATATACATCGTTAATTTCTTTTGCGATGTTCTCAAAATAATTTCGGTTCTTAGGCATTTACTTCTTCTTGCCCATTTTCTTAGGAGCAGCCTTCTTCATAGCCTTCTTGCCCATCTTCATTTCCATAAATTTGTTTTTCTTGGACTCCATCTTTTCGCCCATTTTGTATGCCTTGTTCTTCATCATTATATTGCTCCTAGTTCTTTGAGTACCTCGGTTGATTTTTTATTTATATCTTTTGTCTTTGGCATTGTCTCGGAGTTGTACGCCTTACCCAATGTCGCTGACGCTTCATATGCTGCTTCAACGTGGGCACGTGTTGTGCCTGCTGGTTGAATTCCCTGGTCTCTTGCATCTCGGTAAGCCTGTAACTCAGAAGTCCATTTCTTATCAGAGATGTCTCTGGTTGCATCACCAGTACCTAGTTCGAGAGTTCCTATCTTGCAACCAAAGCATCCTTCAACATACTCTGGATGTGCCTGTATTTGATGTAGATTCATTTGTCCCTTACTGTGCTGTGAAATTTGCCTCTGTTACTCCGACACCACCAGCGATTAACTCAGCCTTGGCTGTGTCACCTACTGTGTATTCATAACCACCACGATAAACAACATCGTAGTTAAGAAGGTCTGAGTCTACTGCGTACCTTAAGGTTGAGTAGGTAGCACCAGATTTAACAACAGTTATTCCTTTGCGAAGATTGGCAAAGTAAAACAATCTGTGTTTACCTGACGGACCCTCAAGAGCATAAGGTGTCTTGAATGTATAATTTGCCATTGTTCTCCTTAATGAACTTACTGATAGGGCAGCAGAGATTTCGGTAACTACTGCCCCACCCGTCAATCAACTAAGCGATTGATGAACCTGATTCGATTCGGAATAGTGCTTCTTCGCGGTAGCGAGCAAAGCCGAGTACGCCGTACCAACCCATTGGGCGGTGACGCATCAACTTGTCCACGACTGGTCCGATGACTACGTGTGGTTCTTCAGCAACTGCTTCTGCAAGCGCTTGCTGTCCGCAGATGATTGTGCGGTAGTTACGTGCAGATGATGCACCGTCTGTTGCGTTGTAAAGACGTGCTGACTCAACGAAGTATGCACCTTCGTATGTACCGATTTCTCCTGCCCAGATGCGGTCCTGTGATGAACCGTACTGATTTGGAAGGAGCCATCCTGCTGAGCCTGTCTCGGCGCGTAGGTCGTGTGAAACTTCTGGGTGGATACCAGTCCAGTAGAGTGAACCCTTGCGACCTGTGGTCTTGTTAGCACGCAACTTAGCAACAGCGCGACGAATGTTTGCTGATGAGATTGTTGCTGCTGCTGTGATTGTTGCTGTTGATGTTGCAGTTGAACCTGAGTAGATGACGTTTGTGCCACCACGAAGTGTTGTCATTGCAACTGAGTCAATTGAATCAGCAAGGTTGAATGCGATGATGTTAGCAATTGCTGGGTCAACATCTGCAAGTGAGAACAATTCAAGTGCACGAGTTACGAGAACTGAGTTACCGTATTCGTTAAGTGTAATTGTGACAGATGTTGGTGTAGACATTGCTACTGCATCTGGGTCTGTTGTTTCAGTAAGTGCTGTTGTTGCAGCAGCCAAGTCAACGTAGCGTTGTAGAACTACTGTTGAACCAGGAACTGATTGGTTGGTTGGGCGCTTGTCAGCAACTGAGCGAATGAGTGGCTCTGAACGGAGTGCGAACTCCAAGAGACGGTCATAAGCCTTCTGTACTAAACCAGCAGAACCCGCTGTACCGCCGAGGTTATCGGAGGCTGTGGATACGAATGCGTTTGGCATTTAGGTTATTTTCCTTTAGTGTTAGAAACTATGATTGGATTTACTGCGAACGGAGAACATTTAAGAAGTCATCCAGGTTATCTGCCTGGTCCATTCTCAAACTTAAGTTCTCTGCTCTGTCGGGTGTTAATGCACCCTGAGTCATAACATCCTGCTGACGTAATGCAGCACGGTCTGCTTCACTCGCTTGCGGTGCTTCCTGGGTACTTGTAAGCCCGAACAAATCTCCGTTATCTTCCAGCCAGGTATTAACTGACTCTTCAGATACATCGTCGATGTCCTTGAGGATTAGTCGTACTGCTTTAGGATTCACACCCTTCTTTTCTAGGACTTCTTTGACGGTTCGCTCACGCTGCGACTTGGTTAATCCCTCAAGTTGCTCAGTGAGTTCCTTAATTCTTTTCTCGTCACTACGCTTGGCTTTCCGCAACTTCTTTAAGAGGTCGCTTCCATCCATTTGTGTTTCCGATACATCAGTATCGAGGTCATCGTCTTCTTCATCCCAGTAGTTGTTGCTCATAGCAACTGCCACCCTTCTCTATTAGTTAGTTCGCAAGCCTCAGGTTCCAATCGGGGAATCGGTCTGGCTCTTGCTACCAGTCTTATACGCTGACGGGGCTGGTAGGTCCGTTCAGGAATCTATTGTTTTAGATTAAGCCTGCACCACGCTGTTGTGATGCGAATGACTTACTCCCTAGGTTGCCTGCTCTACTAGCAAAGCGGTTAAGTTCTTCTTCAACTGTAACTCGCTGTGCTTCGATAGCCTTGGCATTCTTCTTAAGTGTTGACTCTTCAAGAAGCGCTTGAGCATCAGACTTCTTAACATCTCCACCTGTACGCATTTCAAGTAACTTCTCGTATGACGGAAGTGACTGTGCGATAGTCGCATAACCAGTCTGTGCTTGAGCCTGAGTAACACCAAGACCTTGAAGTTCTGTTGCTGTAGCAAGAGATGTCTCAAGGTTCTGCTTAAGTGCTGCTCCACCAATCTCTGCTGCTGCTACCTTCTTCTGAAGGATAGGCAACTGAGTAGTTGGGTCAAGGATTGCGGCAAGGATGTCACCATCTGATACTGCAGAATAGAATGTTTGGAATGCTTTCTTAACCTCAGGTGTAGCCTGTAGTCGAGCATAGGCTAGGTTCATACGGTCTGTCACATCTACTGCATCCATACGGTTACCGATAAGGGTTGCGTAGTAGTCACGGGTGGCTAGTGATGTAGCACCATATGCTGTGAAAATCTTCTTGTATTCATCCTCAGCCTTGAGGTAATCCGAGTCAGCCATAGTTGGCAATCCCGCTGCCTTTAACTTAGCATTGCCAGCAAAACGCTTGAGATACTCGGCGTTGTAGCGTGAATCATTCTTAAGAAGTAGAAGCAAGTTCTCGCTAGAAATCTCTGGGTATTCTCCACGAATCTTAGCGATAGTTTGCGCTACACCCTCTAGCCCATATGAGGTAAGAGTCTGTGCAAGGATTGCATCACTTGCTGCATCGAATGCAGATACAACTGGCTTGACAACTACTGGTGGTGGTGGTGGATTAACCACTGTTGTGGGGGTAGGTGTTACCGCAGGAGTTGAGACAGGTGCTGCTGCACTGCCAGTGTATGTACCTGTAGGTCCAACCATCTGTGATGGTGTGTATGGTGTTGCTGCTGCAGTACCACCGAATGCTGTAGAAAATGGTGATGCATACTGACGCACTGCATCGATTGCTGTTGATGGTGCTGTTCCACCAAAGGCTGTAGAGAATGGGGAAGCGTATGCTTCAGTAGACCTACGTGCTGCAGCATTTGTCTGCGCTGCTTCGGCTCTTACCTTCTCTGCTGCAACCTGTGCTGCTATTTGTGCTGCGGTTAACTTAGCCCCAGAACCGCCAGACTCTGCAAGTATCGCCATATTACATTACTCCAAAGTTACGTAGGACAGCCTTGGTATCATTAAGGACTACTGACTTGAAGTCAT